CTTTGATGGAAACTAGAATCCGCTACTCGGAAAGTGTTCTCCCCTGTAAAACAAATGCACCAGTGGATGATCGTAGCGTTCATAAGTTCAAGGAGGAAGCCGCACGTTCTTCTTGGCCTTATAGTTATGATAAATTAAGTGAAGAGTGCCATTTCAATCCTGTGTTCAAGCAGGGTAATGGTCAACTCATGGGTCACATTTTATCATTTCTAATTCTTTGCATAGCCAACTATTGTGCTTATCATCGTGCATTCGAGAAATCTCAGAGGAGATTCTTGAAGCCATTTTCCAGGACAATTCCAAAGGTTCTGATTAATGGGGATGATATCCTTTTTAGATGCAAGCGTTCCGACTATCGACATTGGGAAAAATCAGTCCATGAGACTGGTTTTGTCCTTTCACCAGGCAAGAATTATGTTACAGACAAATTCATGCAAGTCAACTCCGAACTTTGGGTTCCGTCCATCGTAAGTTATAATAACTACGAAGGAACAGATATCCCTCAATATCGGTGTGTTGATCTGAAAAAGGTTCCTTATGTCAATTTTGGTTTATTAACAAACCGAAGAAAGAACGATTGTTCTGAAGACTATTCGAAAATGATTGTAGAATCTCGAAAAGTCAACAAGGATGAGCAAGCACCAGAGTGGGCTCAAAGACTTCTATCAGCCCCCAGTATCTATAAAACTCTTGTCCATGATCTTCCAGAAGATTTGTGTGATCGCCTAAACTTAGTTTGGGATAATCATCAGAAAACTTTCCGGGAGACACTGGGTATTTCTTTTGGACCTACTCCTGATTGGAGAGTTTCGAAATCCAGAACAATGGATGAGAGTTCTTATCGCAAGTTTGTGAAGACTGCGTTAGAGGAACCTGGGTATGATCGTAGCTGGTATAAACTATTCCCTGAATGCTTAGCATTACGGAGAACAGAAGTCAAATACAGAAATAAGATTCAATTCTGTAGAGCTGCAAAGAAAGCCTTTTCTAAGGCTAAGGTCAAGATTGGGGCGGAAACAACACAAGGGAATAATGACTCTCTCTTGTGGGTGCGGGCGTGAGCAAGATCTTAGGATCTGTTCAAGTGAGTCCTAATAGGACTCCCCGAGGCAGTCCGGGTTATCTAGACGGGAGGATGATGTGGTGATGACTGATTTAATCAGAGCATATAGCCGTACAATCGAAGTGGTTGTACCGTACATCAGAACCGTATGTGAAAGCCGAGACAGAA